GCATTGTATGTTGTTCCGCCATAAGTGACGATATCACCTTTCTTATAGGCAGTTGCATCGCTATAAGTTCCGAGGACCGATAAACCATCAGCAAATACTGACCATTGTGCACCAGAAGAAGAAGGTATATTGCCCGTTGTATCTTGAAGGGCGACATAAGATTTGCCACCGTAAGTTACAATGTCCGCTTTTTGATAAGCCGTACCGACTGCCCATACGCCTTCAAATTGAAGACCATCAACGAATGTTGAATAGTAAGAAGCATTTGGTGGTGTTTCGCCTACAACAGTATTTGCTGTAACGATATAAACAATACCACCATGTGAGAATGCATCACCAATGTTATATGTTGTTCCTGTGTTGAAGACGCCTTCAAAGTTGAAGCCCTCCATCATCAGATCCCAATAGGTTGTATTGGTAGGAACGTTTCCTGCTGTGGCTAATCCGTATGTATATACATATACGTTGCCACCATATTTGATTACATCGTTTACTTCGTACGTTGTCGCACCAGAGTAAACACCTTTGTATTCAAATCTAATTTTACCTAAGTCGATAATTGTTGCCATAGGACTAGTATCTCCGGTTCATTAATACGCAACCATTTCTAAATGGCCTGTCGTGTTATTAAATCTAAATGTAATTGCGTCCATGGACCAAAAGTATGATCTGTAGTCATCTGGATGGGCAAAAGTTACGTTAAGTGAATCAGCCGCTGAATCAACATATGCGGCCTGTGTTGTGTATGGTAGTTTAATAGTATCGCTGTCATCTGATCGAATAATCTCAACATTTAAATGACCAACGCTATCTAATTTAAATCCATAAAATGTCTTGTCGTGGAACTGTGTACCATTGTATATACCACCACTATTATCTCTGCTATATTCACCGCTCATGTTAATATTTCCTCGGTTACGGTAATCATCGCGCTGAATGCATTATCCAACGGAGCAGAGACTTTAATAAGGTCTCCAACCTTAAGTGAAATTTTAGTATCCATCAAAAGGTCTATAGTATCATTTGGTAGTACTCGTCTGTTATAAGCGAGGTAGTATGTGTTACCACCCCTAACCAATTTCACAGTAATTGGCAAGGCTGAGCCAAATATATTAGTTGCAATGAAGCCTACAACTAAATGTATTCCAGATAAACCAGATGGCGCAGTGTACAAAGTTGCCTCTGTGCTTCCAACTGTCGCAAAACCATTTTCGAATGTTGCTGCCATGTTCTACCTGATCTACTTCTTGTTCTTATTTATGTTTATTTATATCTTTAAAACGCACTACAGATTAATATAACCAAGTAATGTGCCTGATCCGCCGCCACCACCGACAACAGATCCTAATGTGTTAAGACCAATTTTTCTCAGTCTTCCGGTAGTTCCACTGTATATCATCAAGTGTTCTTGTGCAGCAACGAATGAGTCAACACCTACTTCGTCTAATCCAGTAATATGCCTTGGGTGTAATCTAAGTCCGCCCTTTGTTCCATAAGCAGAATCCCATATCATATCACCAAGGCTATCGGCATTGTCTTTGAAGTGCTGATACCATTCAGTTTCTGACGGCCCCGTGTATACAAACACGCCAGTCGAAGAATCGTAGGTCATCGATCCGTCACCGCCAGCATCAGTCAATGATAGGTGAGTTCGAGTTTCTAATGCAGAAGGTCCTGTATATGATATAACGCCTGTTGCGGCATTATATGACATGGAACCGTCACCACCATTATCAGTAACAGAGATATGTGCCCGAACTTCGGTAGGACTAGGGCCTGTGTATGTCATCGTGCCTATAGCAGAATCATATACGAATGATCCGTCACCACCAGCATCTACGGCCTGTATTGCATTTCTAGCTCTGGCAACAGTATAATATTTATTATTACCTTCAGATAAATCAGTTGTACTATGATTTGATATATCAGATACTTGACCAGTCACGTTGCCAGTCACGTTACCTGTTACATCACCATAAAAACTATCTGCTTGGATATTACGGTTGAATACAAATCTTTGAGTAGCATGAGCATATGTAAACGTAGGCTTGTCTACAATGTTTGTTCCGCCGATAGTTAAACCAGCACCGTTAAGAGCAGATGAATCTGCTGCACTATCAGCTAATACAATATTCTTATCATTAAGACTTATTGCAGTAGAATTAATAGTTGTTTGTACACCTTCAACCTGAAGATTACCAAGAATTCTTACCGTACCAGTTGCATCGCCGTGCGCAGCCGGATCAATAATAAAATCTGCAGGTCCTTGTAATGTGCCGGTCTGTACTATATTATTAAAAGTAACATTACTGGTTGAATCAAGTGCCTGATTAGTTGAAACTACGCCTGTTGTAGGATTGTAGTTTAAACTTTGTCCAGCACTGATATATGATCTAACAGTAGCAGTAGAAGCCGCATCTCCAAGTGCCGAGTCAAACCTAGCTCTTGTGTAATATAGTTTATTGCCTTCGGCCAAGTTTGTTGTACTAAATGGATCTAGCGTTATGGTAGAATTAAAACTGTCTGTTGCAGTCGTAATAGTTAACTGACCGGTTACAGAATCAAAAGTATTTCCGGTTACAACTGATATAGGAGTATTAACTGCACCAGTTATAATGCCTAGAGAGTCAACAGTAAGCTGAGATACGTTTGTGGCGTTGCCATACGTGGCTGCTGTGACGCCTGAGGAGATAATCCGATATATGCCGTTAGTATTATCGTAGGATAATCCAGGACCAGCAGAAAGGATACCTTTCATTTGCGCAGAGTCAGGAAGCTCATCTATACGTTTGTTTAACGAGTCAATTGTCTTACCAGACATATCACCCGGAATATACAAACCAGTATTTGTAGCAAAGAAATCATTAGCTACGCTATAGGCAAAATATTTTGAATTTGACCCGCCACCAATCTGAAAACCACCACCTTGGTAGTTAGCAGTATTACTATCATCAACCGCGAAAATAATTCTATTGTCTGTTGTATGAAGAAACTGAGTGTCGAGCAAGATGCGATCTGATGTACCTTTAAGAGTAATAGCATTACCAGTAATAGTAATATTACTTGAGTCCGTCAGCGCGTTTATTGTATTGGCATTTAATTCGGCGTTAGCATTAACTATACCCGAAGTTAATTGACCTGTAACAATGCTACCAGTTACAATATTTGCAGAGCTGTCAAGTCTAAATGTGCCGGTTGCTTCGTTATAATTTACTCCAAGGCCGCCGCTAAAGTGCGCACGTGCTTCGGCAGGACTTGGACCGGTGTATGTAAACACACCACCCGATTCAAAGTATGTAAGGGAACCGTCACCGCCAGCATCGATAACGCTTATTTTGCTTCTAAGATCGAGATCGCTTGGACCACTGAATACAAATTGACCTGTCGCAGAATCATATGTTAGATCCGCTCCACCTTGTTGATCAGAAACAACGCTGAATAAAGCTCTAACACTATCATCTTCTAGCTTAAGTGTAAACTGGCCTTTGCTAGAATCAAGAGTAAGTTTACCCATTGAGAGAGGATCTGTCGTAGCCGATAATGTTCCGGCGATATCAGTATTGCTTGGTCCTGTATATGTAACTCGACCTTCATTTTCATTGTATGCAAGTGAACCTAATCCACCAGCATCAACAAAACTCATCGATCCACGAATATCAGAATCACGCGTACCGTATATTACGACGTCACCGGTTGTTTGGTTGTACGTTACTGTTCCATATTCATTGACATTAGCAATTGAGTCTGCAGTGTGTCTAAAGCTAATGGCATGCCGTGCATCTGAGTCTTGATAATGTGCACCTGTTGTAATACTGAATTGACCAGTACCAGAATTATATGATAGGTCGCCTGATGCAGATAACAAACTGCGAATGTCGGCATCGGTTCGTTTAGAATAACTGAATTGGCCTGTTGTCTGATTGTATGCCAAATCGCCGGCTGCAGATAAAGATCCTCTTATATCAGAGTCAGTAACCTTTGTAAATACAAATTGTCCAGACGCGGCGTTATAAGCAAGTGACCCGTAATCACCGGCATCGTTTGTAACAGAAAATAGTGCTCGAGTAACTGCAGAATCAGTTACATCCACCGATCCGAGATCAACAGAAAATACACCAGTACCAGTATCGTAACCAAGGTCCCCACTGACATTAAACAACCCTCGTATTTGTGCATCAGTTTTTTCAGTAAAACTAATGATGCCTGTGTTTTGATTATAAGCAATATCACCAGTTGCACTAATCAACCCGCGCGTATCAGAGTCGCTCGCTCCTTGGTATGATATTTGACCTGTGTTATTGTTGTATGAAAGCGAACCTTGTCCACCGGCATCAACAACACTAATTGACTTACGCGCATTGTCAGAATCGAATGTTCCGCCTAACGAACCAGTAAATGTAATTTTACCTGTAGCAGAATCGTATGCTAAGTTCGCACCAACATTAATTCCAGATCTTATATCAGCAAGACTTGGGCCAGTATAGGTTAATATACCTGTCGGAGCATTATACGCAAGTGAGCCATATCCGCCTGCATCATTAACAGAAATAGATGCTCGCCCACGAGAGTCAGTATAATATAGGTTAGAACCTTCTGGTAGATTTGTTGTAGACTTCGTGTTGAAGTTACTGTCAAACCCAGCTGATCCGCTTGGGACCGTAACAGAGAATTCACCTGTAGCAGCGTTATATTGTAAATCATTTCCGGCACTAAATTGACTACGAATTTGATTAGGTGTAGGACCTGTTAGTCTAGTGGTTCCACCTGTCGTAATTAGTGTGCCAATAGCACTACTGTCATAGGTAACATTAAATAGTGATCGAACGCTATCAACGCTAGGTCCAACATATGTTAGTGTTCCGCCAGTCTCCGATACTGAACCCATGCCTGATGAAGAAACAGTAAGTCCACCACCTACAACCGCAGATAATGATATGTGATTAAATTTGGCAGAAGCCGAATCATACTGAAGAATTGTACCGTCAGCTAGATTTATTGAGCCATTAACATCATCTAATCCGGTAAGACTACCGTTTGCTGCAGAACCAATTCTAAGTGGTGTTCCGACAGTAACTTTTTTTACGATGGTATTCGTTCCGATAACGACCTTCATGAGAATTCCTTAAAGTTATGTTACGGACGGCGTAACTTCAATTGTGCCTTCAAGGACTCTTTCTACAACAGTGTTTGAATCACTGTCTACAAAAGAAATCTCAACATCGTATACGTATCTACTGGCTTTTAGAGCATTTGTTTGCACATTCGTTAGGCTTAGATTTACAACACCAGCTGTTGAAGGTGCTTGGATCTCAGTCGTAAATGCTGTCGAATCTGTTGAACTGTAGGTTTTTTTAATTTTACCCGCAACAGTGTAGTTCGTAAGATTCTTCGGGTTACCACTAGTGTCTTCCAATTCCAATTGAACTGTTACATCAGTGCCTTTATCGATTTGAAGTTCTTCATATTGTGCCATTGGATAAATGCTCTTTGCTAAACTACTTACCCTTATTTATACCTTTTATCCACTGCATTTTTTTATTGATGAAGTGATAAAGTTTAGCCTTAGGATTCATTTGATTTGGTTGACTTATCAACTCATCAACTAGGTAGTGCCAAAGATTATCCATGTACTGTACCTTAACATCACGCGACTTAATATAATAACTAAAAACCGTTTCATTATCATAATTAAATATACGCTGAATGTTTTTTGGATATATTGAAAACTCATCATGTTTAATATTTGTCATGAGATTAATGGTATTATCAAAATCCCTGAAGTAATCTAGTCTCTTAATTACTTCGCTTGACCCGGCCATAATTCCAGTATTAAACACATCATTTTCGCATTCTAAACCCACTTCAAAAAGCATAGCATGTGTGTTCCAATACTTTGAAGCCGGATTTCTAATACACAGATTATAGTTAGCAGATTTCATAGATTTACCTCTTGCAGCTAATCTATTAGAATTTGCTACAGCAAATCTATTATCTACATCATGAGCATCAAATATAGATTCCGTTGTATTAGGTACAACGTCAAAATCCATATATGCAACGTAATCATATTCATCGGCCAAAGCCCTCATACGACTGTGTTTATAGAAGTTTACTATATCATACTCACTGATCTCTGTAAACCTATTTTTTATGTCATCAAAAAATTCTTTGTATGTACTATCATATTGATATAGTATATAGTCAGCACCAATATCATTGGCGTACTGGCGCTGACGTTCTGTAACTAGATCAGCATTAGACAGCAAAGACATTTTAGTCTGGTGACTTTTATCAGTTGTTACTAGTTTTCCATCTTCATACCATCCAGGATTATCTAATCTTTCTTCTGGTATGTCAATGAAAATACTAAATACTACTTTAGCCATGCAATCTTTTTACCTTGTTCAATTCGGCTGTCATATTCATTTATCGTACCAGGATAACGCCATGCCCATATTGCAACGAGCGCCATGAATCCGCCAGACCACATAACAGCTTTAATGTTCTCGGTCGTAAACCAAAGAAACAATACGCTTGATGTCATTACAACTACCATTGCATATTTACCTTTGGTCGGAAACACTTTATATTGTATCCAGTTTGTAAGGAATGGTCCAAAATATTTATGGTTATAAATCCAATCATGCATACGTTTACTAGACTTACTAAAACAATATGCTGCTAACACTAGAAATATACTAAATGGAATTCCAGGCAGAATGACGCCAATATATGCCATTCCTAAACTAAGAAATCCTAACACCAGCCATGCAGTTTTTTTAATATTCATTTTCCAATAACCATGAACCGATCAAAGTCCCCTAAGTTTAAAGTTTCAACATGTGCAACCCATTCAAGATCTAAGCTATCAGCAAACATCTCGGCAGTAGGGTGACAGTTAATATGCGAGTCTAATTCAGTATAATTGTTAGATTGAAATGCAACCCAGCAATCAGGATCTTTAGCTTCAATTAAATTAATTAAATCTTTTTGCTCCATATGCTCACAAGAGGTGTTTACAAGTGCAGTAAACTGTGGTATAATTAAAGAGTCAGTTATGTTGAGGGTAGAGAATGCTATGTCATAATCATGAAATAGTTTATGTCCATACGCCTCACACATTGGATCCATGTCTGTAGATTCAATGTTCATCTGTGATTGAGGCCACATCTGCCTTAGCTGATAAGCCATCATACCATACCAACCTCCGACAACCAAAATTTTACCGGCATCATGGTCATATAATTCATAGAGTTTTTCTGCTAACCACTTTTTACCATTCCAATGATTTTCATCTATCGCATGTGATAAGTCTTTAATTCGATATAGATCTTCAACGCCATACATTGATTCATCATATATCTCTTCACAAAGCTTGAGCGTCCGATATAAGATCTTCGAATTCAATGTCTAATCCTTCATATGTTATAATAGCTGCAGAACTTGGCCTAATTTCGTTTTTAGCAAACCGTGAGCGTGACGCCGAATATCCGGGTATTATATAAGCCAACTCAAAATCTTCGTGTGCTAAAAACCTATCCATACCCGGATACTTCCGCATATAATAATCACGTAAGCCAGTGTTAAAATGTTTCCATACATTATGTATATCAGGGTTACTGGCATCCCATGTCATAACAGAACTGTTGATATGAACATCATAGTTAGATAATCGGCCATACAGCTTCTTAACTTTATGTAATTCATTGATAACAGTCAACTTTGACCAATCATGCCCACCATTCAAACGATTTATAATATCATCATTAATTAATGTATCGAGATCTAGGAATATCGTTTTTCCTTGCATAGGCATAGCTTCATCAAATAGCCTAAGCTTATTCCATACACCTTTAAGTGTAGGGGAACTAAAATTATTAATGATTGTAATATTAGGATCTATATCTGTAGGATCGTCAGTATAGCAATAGAACTCAAAGGCATCTGTGCATTTAAGCTTTATATCATTATATAATTTGTTCACAAAATTAGAAGAATACTTTGTGCCAAATTTAACTGTTACTATGTTGTATTTCATTATACGCTGCAAATAATTGTGGTATCGATTTTGCCTTTCGTACCTTCATTTTCATTTCACGGCTCGGACTATTTTTTACTTCGGGCAAATCGAAAATAGCTAGCTTAGTTTTAAAAACAGTATCTTCATCTTCGAAATTATTTATAATAAAATCTGCAACGTTTTTTGGTGTAACCGGATTGACTGTAGGTACTGACATATTAAATTTCTTATACATTTCAGCTTTTACTTGAGTAATCTGGCTATCGCGATATTGATCTGCCTCATCATATCTAGCAACAACCTGCTGATCAATTTCACTTTGAAGAACTTTTAATTGTTCTATTTTATACTGATCTGCTTCTTCATATCTAACTTTAACCTGTTCATCTATCTCAGCCTGAAGAATCTTTATTTGCTCTTCCTTATATTCATCGACTTCACCAAAACGAGATTCTACTTGTAACGAGATTTCATCTTCAAGTATTTTAAGCTGTTGCTCTTTATACAAAGCAACTTCATCGTAGCGAGATTCTATCTGTGCATCAACTTCAGCCTGAAGAATCCTAGTCTGCTCTGCCTTGTACTCATCGACTTTAATATATCCTTCAGCTACACGGCGTTCTACTTGTTCATCAAGTTCAGTTTGAAGATTTTTAGTCTGCTCTAGTTTGTACTCATCGACTTCAGCAAAACGAGATTCAACCTGTGCATCGACTTCAGTTTGGAGAATTCTAGTCTGTTTTATTTTGTACTCATCAACTTCGGCAAACCGTTTTTCTATCTCATCAGACATTTCGCTCTGAAGTAAAGCCATTTGCTGTGATTTATATTCATCAGCTTCTTCAAACCGACGAGTTACTTGTTCGTCAATTTCTTTCTGAATATCAACGAGCCACACAGCAAGCATATCTTTTGCAGCTTGTTCGATGGCTTTATGTTTAGCTTGGGATTGAGATTCAAAATATAATCTTGTGTAGTCTTGAACATCTTCAAGAGTGATCTCATCCATAAGATCTAAGAAGTCTTGATTAGTATAATCTATAGGTACAAAAAATACCATAAGATTATCGGTTCCCTCTTCATAAAGAACTTCAATAGTTTTCTCAGATGTATCTACAAATTTAGTAGATTTGATTTTACCTGAAAACTTTGCCATAATAAACCTCTCATTATATTAGCTGGCTCCAATACGCAGAAAGTGCGTACTTTGCACAGTCGGAGAACCCGTTGGCACGTTTTGTGCATAGTAAGTTGTAGCATCTGGTTGTTCAAACTTTGTCACATAAAGTGCAACATATGAGTTAGTTATACCTGATCCACGGGCTACGCCATAAGTTGTATATGTCGATGGGTATATCTGATATCGAATGCGTGAACCGGTATGATTAATCGCGGCCCATTGTACCCAATCCTGTAACATTTCACCAAGCGCTGTAGCCGGCGTATCTTGCACGTCATTGGTATTAATCTTAAGACATGCTGGCGTAACATAATCCACAGAAGGCGCGGGATCAACTCTATGTAAATAGAAACTAGTGGCAATAAATGACTGATCCTGTACCTCGGGTAAAGATCCAAGATTAAACGCATTTACATCAGCTACACTGTCTTGAAATACTGGAGCAGCATTTACAAGTGTCGCTCCGGCTTCAGATGTTGAGGTTGATATAAAATACGTGCCAGCCTGCCTTTCAGTTGTTCCTGATTCAATAAGTTTTGTTATAGCTGGTTCAATAAATGTATCTAAAAAGTCAGTAGCGTTCATAGCCTGAATATTTCCAGATGCAGTCATATAAACTGGAAATGAATAATTTGCGTATATTGTAGGAGCACGTTTAGGATTAGTACCACCAAAATTATTATTTAGATAATCAGTATAATCACCGGCGCTTTGATCTCTAACATTATCGTAGTTAACAGATTGGTAAGTTGCGGCATCAGCGGTTGGTTCTGGGCCAGACGACGTCGCTAATGGACCCGCTATCATATAATAATCAACTAAAGTAGTTAAAGTGCCATTACCCTGATCTATATTTAATACGACGGACGGACTATTACCATACTGCCTAATAGTTTCATCAACTATTAAAGCAATTTCAGCAGCATTCATAGACTTCAGGTCACCGTTAGGTAACCTTTTGAGCGGTTTGCGCAAGGCCATTATTAAGCACCTGCGCCAATAATCGTTTTAACTGTCGTTCCGTTTGAGTCAATTATATTTAAAGTTGTGGCTGATGTTAACTTGGCTCCACCCACAGTACCATTAATAAGTGTATTACCATTAATGGTAGCAATGCTTGTATCAATCATTTGTTGAACAGCCGCAGAATCTGTACCGTCTTGTCGATTATCAAATGCAGTTTGTAAAGTATTGTGGTTAGCTTCTAATTCATTAATGGCGACAACAACATTTCCGTTTGCTGTAGTAGTAAGAGTTGCGATGTCACCTAGATGTGTACTAATTGTATTAGTCTTGGTCCGCCAAATACTAACTAAGTCGTTTAGGTCAATTGTAGTTACTGCCATTTACTTGTCCACCAGTTGTTTTAGCAAAGTCTTGATATCTGCCATGTCTTTTTTCATGTGACTTACGTCATCTTTAAGATTATTAATCTCTTGTTCTTCTTCAAGCCTTTTGCGCTTTGCCGCACGTGCTCTTTCTATATCAGCTCTACTTGTATTTATGACAGCACCAGTATTTCGGTCCTTGACCATATTAGCGGAGCCTTCTATTTTTATATATCTATTATTCATCACACTGCCAAGGCGATAATTCGTAGATCTTTGAATGTCGGAACCTTAGCATTATTAGAAGAAGTCATAACAATTTTTACTTGGAACTTAGTGAATGGTGCTGATAGTCCGGCATTACCACCAACCAAATATTCATAGTCACGGTAGATCAAAGGATTTTCATCTGTAGGTAGATTATTGATCTTAGTTGTTTCTGTCCACGGCGTCTCAGTAAACAATGCATCATCTGAAATTGCTTTGTAATAGACTCGAAAATCTGAAACAGAAGGTCTGTTAGCTGCTAACAAGATTTTAAGTCCAACAGCATCTTCGGCCAAAGTGATAGGTCGAGTAATATGCTTAGCAACCGAACTACCACCTGTCGCAGTAGTTTCTGGAGTGAACACATTAGGCACGTTTGTTAATGTTGTATCAGCACCGGCAGAGTCAACCTGGTTATCAATAATGTTATGAATAGCCCAAAGCGATGTTCTTTGCATATCAATAACCGGAGAAACAAAAGTTGTTGCTGTATTCATATCAATTTTAACTTCAACAGACTTAGTACCAGTCGCAAGATTTGATATCTCATTTGTTTCAGTAGCAACAAGCCTAGGAGAGTTAAAGAAGTTATTTTGTCTTAGTGCAAGTGCCGAGTAATTTAGATCCTTCGAGTACGGAGTTTCTTCACCGGCAGTAGATTTGCCTGTCATGAATTTACCGGTCACATTTATACTTGTAGAGGCTGGAATAATATTTTCAATTTGTGGGATAAGAGTTTCAAACGGTATTTGAGATTTAGCAGTAATAGCTGTACCGCCAACTGCTGCATCGTTATTACCATTCGAGTCCATAGCAAACGTATAAGTGTTTTCGTCGTATGCAGTAATAGTTCTTGGACCCATGATACCAGTACCAAGAATACCACCATACTTAAGAGCGGAATCAAATCCAAACAGCTCTGCAACATCACCTACCTGGAAACCATGTCCTGGGTGTGTAATAGTTGCTTTATTATTAGTTGAGTTAACTTGTACAGGAAATTCCGGTAATGCATTTCTTACAGTACCAGTATTTTCAAGTACAGCATAACCACCTGCAGTACTAAATGTTGCCTTATGAATTTTAAACATAAGATCCATAGTTTGATCTGGTTCCCATGTTGATGCATTCTGAGATTTAAAGAACGAACCAAGATATGGTTGAGATGTAATACGCTTCTCAGTAGAGTTAAGTATAAACTCACCTGTTTTTGCGATGTACATATTGTAGTTAATAGATTCTGCAAGGAACACTACAGCATATTCAGTATAAGGATTTAAGAATATTGGTTCTTCAAATGTAAAGGTTGTTGCAGAAGTAGCATCGTCAGAAATATTAACATTAGACGGTGACACAAACACAACCGATCCAGGTATAACTGTATCAGATGATGGGCTACCGTTAACCATTGGACGCAATTGCATTTGAACTGGAATGCTAGTATCTTTTGTTTTAAAGTATGCATCAATCTTTGTTACAAATACACCATCTGTTTCTGTTACTAAGAATGATTCGGCTACTGGATCTGACCAGCGAACTCGCACAGGTGGGGCTGACCAACTACTTGTAACAACTCTATTAGATGTTACAGTTGATCTTTCAGAAGATACACCAAGAATTCGAGTTGAAAGAACATCTCTTTGGAACGTTTCGATAACACCTTGAGCAACAAATAATGCAATACCTACAGAAGACGCATCTTCTTCGTTAGGCGCTGTAATATCAAGAAGTTTAAGCTCTCTTGAACCAGCCCTGAACTTAATAGCATCTGTGTTAGGAATAAAGAATGTGCCAGTCATTTTACCTTCACCATCAGTGAATAGGCTCGATGCACCATCTGGGTGAGCAACCGCTGTATTGTATCTTGTACCATAGTCTATGTTGGTATCAGACACGCGTGTGAATACTCCGCCTTCGTCTCTTACCCAATCGGAAACATCAATATCGTCAAAGAAAGCAAACATGCGACTGTTAGGCTTAAGACCTTCGGCTTTAAACGCAACCTTTTGTGAACGCATGAATGGAATTAATGCAACGTCAACTACACGATCACCAACGATTTCTCTAATAGTCTCGTTAAGCACAACTCTATTAACTGTAGTGACTGTGTTTGTTTGTGTGCCTGACTGACCGCCTGTTCCCCAGTTTTGAGAAAAACTTACTCGGGATGAATTAGTACTTGTGTTTACAACGCGACCAACGCTCAGGTTGTTAATATCGGTTCCGCCCCAGTTCCATTCCCAATTATTCCACAGATTTGCTTGTCTTGTATTTAACCTTTGACCACCGTCAATAATTCTATCTGCAGCACGTATAGTTTCTTTCCAATTATCTGAAGCTGGAGAAAGTGTTACCGCACCAAGGTTTGTAATAGCAGAGAACGGGTTAATGTTAATTGTACCAGATGCTTGATCCTGTACAATGTATTCGCCTTCTCCGTATTTCAGGTAAATGTTATCACCCTTCTTAATAACACCAGATGATTTATCTGAGTCATACTTAAGAAGAATATTGTTTTCAATAAATGACGGACGTAAAATTTTATCACGTGGATCTATTGATGCACGGTATTCAACGTTGTATGTGTCTGTTGCTAATTGATCTGAGAAGTTATCTACTAGGAAACCGGCTTTTGTTCTGTCAACACCAGAGCCATCAAAAACAAGAAGATTTTTAAGGTCAAGTTCTAGTAATGATAGTGTAGCAATCTCTTCTACTTGGTTAATTCTTGATTCAAGCTTACCAATGTCTTTCATTGTATAACGCTTATTCTCAATTGGTGTAGTAACCATATCGGTTGTAGATATTGTATAAGGATTTAGATCAGATCGCCAAATCTCAAGAGAGTTATTTGGAGTTTCTGGGTATTTCGGAGTAAGAGACGATTGACCTTCAATAACAGTAATGTCGCCTTCTTGTGTAGCAACAATCTTGTCTTGACGTGGTAGATAATATTGAGTGTCAAATTGAATCAAATCAGTGTTATCTGGTAGTTCGTTAATACGAGCAGTAGCAGATGTAAAGTCAGAATCTTTGTCAGTTTTACGTGGTCTAAAGTCAAGTACATTACGTAACTGAACAACAGAGCCATCATTTAATGTATGAGAAGGAATATTTTCATAGTTAACTTGGCCCTGATAAGAGTTAACCGCAAAAAAGTCTCCAGACGCGCCGTGTGTAAAATATTTAAATCGTACAAACACATTGCCTGTTGGAGATGTTACGCCGCCCTTAAGAATTAATTTTGCTGGTGCATACCAGTTATCACGTTGACCGTTGTCAATAATAAAACGATTAGCTAAGCTTGAACCATTTGAGTCTGAGTCAGTTAATCTAACAACTTCATATAGATCAGGCTTATCAAGAGAAACAAATTTGTTACCAGTTCCGTCAGATTCAATCGCAGCACTAAGTGTAGTTTCAACAAGCGTCTTGGCCCGAACAGCACCAGCAGACTTATTAACCTTGGCCATAACTTCGATGTTAGAACTTGTAGGTCCGCCACTAATCGCAGCAGATTGTGTCCCTGCTCCTGATATTGATGTACTAATAATAGCACCATCAGAATCAACCGATACAATCCAATCGTTAGTATTAGAAAATGTTTCGCCAGCCGCAGTCAAAGTAAGCGATGCGTTTCCTGAAGGATCGAGTGTGGCGTTAAACTTACGTTGTACTTCAAGAGAAATATCTGATATAATCTTAGGTCGAGCAGTAGGTAGAGCAAACAACAAACTGTTGTCAGATACTTCTTTAATAACTGCAACATTATTTTCAAGAAGAATATCTGCATAGTCAAGTATCGAACCACCGACTGATTTTACATTTCTAAATGATTGACCACTATTCATCTTGATATCAAATAGATACAATCTATAGTTAGCACCATCTTCTTCGACAGCACGGACACGACAAGTACCAATAGTAGAACCACCGTGGGTAACCGCTGATCTTAGGTTTCTTTGTTGAAACACGTTGATGTTAGGAACGCCAACCATGTTGTCTGAGATAACATAATTACCGTATGTTGCCGCAACAACATCGTTATTAATTGAAATTGTTTCTCGGGCTTTATTTACATCAAATGATTTTGGTGTAGGAACATCTACCCTAAAGCCATTTACATATGCAATACCAGGTGATATAGTAAGCTTAAGTTTAGTGTCATCAGTCTCATGCTCGACATACTTAATCTTAAATTGTTTAGCAGTAAAGTCACCATTGGTTTCACTTGTTCTTTTTGCCAAGCGATCTTCAAGAATATTATAGCTATTATTTCCAGATACCGTTTCGACAACAAGACCATTCACAACTCGACAGAAGAACAAGAAGTTCTCATCAGAGTCTACTAAATCTTTTGTAGTAAGTTGTAATCTAATACGATAACGATCTGCACCTGGTGCGGAACGGTTAGCCGTTGCCCCTTGGTTATCAAATAATGCTTCAAAGTCGCCTGAACCAACAATGTCTTGTGATACAATAAATCCTACAACTGCACTTGGAGATGTTCCGTACTTAGAAAGAATAAGCTCTTGCTTTGTAGCAAACACGAAGTGGCCTTGTGTAAAGTAATCACCACCACGTACAGAGATTTTAGAACCTTGGCCGATAGCAGGGTTTGCAACGGTGTTAGTAGTCTGTGCCGTAACAGTAACACCTGAACTCGCCCCAACAAGATCTTCGGATGGATCAATTCGAATAGGAGTTGTGCCAGCAGTACCACCAAGAGTGTCAGTATAATTTACATATAGCGTTGCAGGATCTGATGCTGTAGCATTAACAACCTGAAGAACTTTAAACTTAACAGTAGAATTCTGTCCTGTAAATTCGTCGCCAAGCATAGTTGACGTGTCGGTAGGCAATGAATTAGAAGTCGTATCAAGTTTTATAAACTCATAACGAGTATTAATGGTTAAGCCACCTGGATTAACGGATGCGCCTTCTTTAAAAACATTACGACCAAATCTTTCGATTTCTCGTTGAATAATTGTCTGCGACTGCGTTAATTCTCTTGCCTGTAGAGCACGACCAGAATTAAAAAGAATTCTATGATAGTGATCACTATCCTTAAAATCATCTTTGTATGTTGTCGCGAAAAGCGTATCTGTATATTTTATTGACATTTAGTTTTCTACTCTCAGAGTTGAATAATAATTTTTACGTCTTCGGTCTGGTCATCGGACCGCTCAATAGCCGCTCTATTATCTATGTATAGAAGAGTGCCAGACATGTTATTAACCGTCGGTAGTGTCTCTGCATTAGCATCGCCATCGATGCCTACGGCATCTAAAATGCCTTCACCGTTACCATCTGTTTCTGTGATTGTCTCGCCCTCGATAAATGGGGTAAAGCCAGTTAATTCTGTCTGGTGGTACCAAACGTAGTTTGAATCTGATTTGTCAACAACGGCTGATGCAGCAGAGGTTGAACCAAGAATTGCTTTATCTTCAGTAAAGTTTGCACTGATAGAACCGAAATGCAATCTATTTAGTACATTTGCAGATGATTGTTCCCAGTCAGAATCTGTTGAAAGAGGTCCGACCTTAGGATCTCTAATAAGACCAATTTGCCTAAAATCATTACCAGTTATAATAGAGTTAGTCTCGTTACCAATCATCTGAGTATTGAACATAAGACCGGTTGATCTAAGATCATCACGTGGATCTCCACCCATACCAAGAGCAGGTGCCATTACGACACGAGCAATCGCTCCGGTTCCACCGCCACCAGTTAGTTTAGCACTAGCTTGTGTATAGCCTCGACCAAAGGCTTTACCTGAACCTGAATCATCCATCTCAATTTTAACAACAGTACCACCACTTACTGTCGCAGTAGCTTTTGGTATTTTAGTTCCGTTGCCAGTAAAGGTTATTGTGGGAGCCGATGTGTAACCATTTCCGCCTGAAATAAGTTTAACCGCAGTAATCTCTCCAGGTACAGCACCAGTTTGAATTGATTTTTGTTCAATCTCAAGTGCAGATGAGTTTGAATCTGTCGTGCCAATAAGCTCAACCGGCACAAAGTTTGATGAAGTAAACTTTGTAGCCCTGAGAGCACCAATAGTGTACAGATATTTCCATACATAACCGTCACCAGTCGTAAGAGGCAAGATGCTTGTTCCTGTTGGTTTAACTGTTGAAGTAACAATTGCGCCGTTAGCATCTCTACCTTGCTGTAGACATGTATAAATGGCATTCTCATCGGTAAGTACATAGTACGCATTTGAAGGATAGCCTTGAACAGCATCGTCATAGCTAGAATAAATTGTACCTGAAGACCAGTTATGTCGAGGAATAACAAATGAAACATCTTCGCCGGACTTCATAGCCTGCATAGAGTTTCTAAAATCTCGTACATCTTTCAGAGTATTCAATGGAATAGTTGGCGTATCCGAACTATCCCAATCCTCTGAACGACCAATAGCGATATAGTATGATGCCGCCGAGTCTTTGACACTTGTATAGAGGTTATCTAGTACTTGTCTTTTAAATGCGTCTGTAATAATTGCAACCATTGTCTGTTCCTATTAAGCTACTGTCGCGCCATGTTGGGCAAGCAGATTCCAGTTAGCTCCGTCCCATATGAGGGTTGTTGTGTCATGTTGATCAAGTGCGATCGATGTACCTTGTGCAAAGTTCGTAGGAGTAATCGTAGTAATACCTGCGCCCTTGTTTGTAAATATTTTATACTCTCCACCCACAGTACCGTTAGATAAAGTTATAGCAAGAGTAGTACCGCTGTTAGCTATTATATATGTAGCTAACAGACTAGCAGTACCAGAAGTTGTCTGAGTATTTGTGCCATAAGCACCTTTCGCAACTACGACTGATCCATTACCCTTTGCATTTACTAGAAGGTTGATGTTAGTATCATCACCTGCAACACTAAGTCGCGCACCTGATCCAGCTACAGAATTTTTAATTTTTATATGGTTAACCGCAGAAGCGGTTGCTTCGACTTCAAGAATTTCTGCACCATTAACATCATCAACTCTATTAGTTAATTTTGGTGTAACAAGTGTTGCTGATGTCAAAGTTTTATTTGTGAGCGTTTGGTTAGTGGCCGCAAATATAAACGAATCACTATCAGTAAGTACAGGCAATCGTATATTATAATCAGCCGCAAGCTCAGGTGTTATAAGATTATATTTGTGGTTATTTGAGTAATCATTAATTTGTAATGTTGGGTTTCCAAAACCAATGTTATTCAATACTGCGTTGGTCAAAGTTTTGTTAGTTACAGTCTGCAAAGCAGTTGATAACACAATTTCGCCAGAAGCATCAGGTAATGTAATAGCACGATCACCAGTAGGATTTACTGCTGTTAGATTAGTTTCAAAATCATCAACTGCTGAACCTTCAAACTGTAGTCCTTCCGAGGTTACAGCAATTCTACCAGAAAGAACATCACTATCTCCGCCAAGCTTATTATATAGCTCAACGAAGTTTGCATTAATCTTTGTGCCTGTCTGTCTTAGTGTATCACCACTACCATCGTTGGCCGTAGTACCGACACCAATATTCTGACGAGTCATTCAAATGTCCTCTTTTCTTATTAACTGTATTTATATACTTTTTTATGATGAATCAGCGGCATGCGTGTAAGTATTCTGATCCATTGTTTCAACATTATTGCTTAGTCTTATTCCGTACAAATAAGCATTTTCAGTCATACTTTGACCGGCAAAGGAATCAAGATATGTACTATCTGACATTAATGGCGAGTTTACATGCATAGCACCATGTAGACGATTATAGTTTAGGATAAAGCTAGATACCGGCATATCTGCAAACTTTGCTGCAGTTGCTGATAGACTGATATATTCAATGCGTGTATCTGCATCTTCATCATCTGGTAATTTACCGATAATCTCTGAAAATGTAATTGGAGTACCAAGCCCTGCAGTACCAACAACAGTGATTGGAGGTGGCGGTGCCGGAATATTGTCGGGCATAGTAAGAATATTTGAGTTTGTGGACGGAAGTTCAAGAACAACCGAACCGCCAAGATAGAATCCGGCCGGATGTACAAACTTCTTATACAACGTACGCCACTGAGCAATAGGAATAGCAGACTTAATTAACACACTGAAGATCTGATATAGTGCACCATTTTGAATATAGCGCAATGATTCAGTACCAATTTGTGATTCGCTCACAATAAACAAATTATCTTTTGGATGATCTATTTCAATGTCTGATGAAAAGAACGCTCTAAAGAAACCTTCGGCAGCATATGTCGTACCTTTAACACGGTAGAAGTTAGCAAAGTTACGAAGCACTTCACGAGGATCACTAAAGTATTCGGCATTTGCGCCATCAGCAATCATGTTAAAGATTTTTTCAAGGTTAGCCAGCGAAGTCCGTTCGATATCAAATACCGAATATAGATCACGAATAGTGGATATCACTTCATCTTCATCAGCATTCTCATAATAACCTTCAAGAAAGGCAACTAACATAGGATAGTCGTCAGTAAAGTGCTGTGGTAATACCGACTTAACCTGATATTTTCTAAGGTTAGCTTCAACCCTATCGTAATTTATTAACGACATTAATAAGAACCTAATGTTGAGATTACACCCACACCATCACCAAGTGCAATATCAGTTTGCTGTCTATCTACGACACCAGTAGCAAATGTTGGGCCCGCATCTAGATCTAGAATATATGATCTGAGCGGTCGTACAGTAGATTGATTTGACGGAACTGCAGATACTTTAAGATATGTAACGCCTGATGTAATTTCTGTAGGCGCAAAACCTGTGATAATAATCTTGCCTTGTAGGTTATCAAATGATCCGATGTTGTCGACCTCAACTTCACCAACCGAGTTAATAACTTGAAGCTTCGTATCATTTAGCTTATTCTTAATAGAACAAACTTTACCATTGAATCTAAATGTCGACGTCGTGACCGTATAATCTACAGCACTAGGAGCCGCTAATTCATTTGGAAAGTATATATCGTATGACGTTTTAACATTAAGCGTAGGCGTAAAACGTTGTTGAAGCTTAACCGATACTCTTGAGTTAAGAATCGCAGCACTGATATCATCTATCTCTGCAAGTAATTCTGAACGTCTAAACACACCACTAAATTTCTTAAGATTACTAGAAACATATCCATTAATCACGCCTAGCACATTAGCTTCTGTTGATTTAATTGTTGCACCAGTAAGGTTAGGATCAAAGTTAAACGAAGCAACTAGTTCTAGGTATGTTGTGGTAGGATCAGTAAACTTGGTATCAATAGATATAATTGATAGGTTGTTTGTAATTTGCTGTACAATTTGGTCTTTAATAGAAGCAATGGCTGCAGCAGATGTATTGTCCTCAAATACTAATGAAACGAACACAGATCCAAACTCTGCCGGAGT